GAGGGCGAAGCAGATGTTCCGGATTCTCGCGATACCGCTGTACTGCCTCATCTGGGTTGCACTGTTCGGCGTGGCGCTGTGTGTGGGTGGCCGGCGATGAGCTGCTCCGAAGAGAACACCAAGTCATTCGGCGTCGTCCGCAAGGACAACGGCCTTTGGTTCGGTGGTTTCAATGCCGACATGTCGGTGCGTTGGGTTGACGAACGAGCCGCCCGCCAGCTCACGAAGCTGGAAGCCAGCGCCCAAGCAGCTCTGCTGATCCGCCACAGCATCCCAGTTCAGCACAAGCCGGCGGTGCTCTCGTGAGCTACCGCATCTTCCTTGAAGGCGACACGGAGCCTGTGTGCGTGGTTGCGCACGTGATCGCCGCTATCGGAGCGACGCGCGAGGTGTGCGATCGCGAGCAGCGCCCGGCGTATGCACTCAACGAAAACGACAAGCGCGCCGTGGAGTGCCAGCCGCGCACCTGCGCTGACGGTTGCAATGGGTGCGACGAATGCACCGATTACGAGGACGAAACGCCGTGACTATCTCTCAGGCAACGAGCAGCTACTGCTTCGCGTACACGGCGAACGACGGCCGCCTTAAAACCTCCAGTCACACGGCAATGTCGATTGCCGGCGCCACACTGGCGTTCCGCGCGAAGGTGACGGATTGCGCGGCCCTGAACCGGGTGACGCGGTCATGACCTGCCAGCACGATCCGCTGCAGCCGAACACGAGCCTACGTGTCGAAACCCACCCTTTCTGTGGCGTGCGGATCGCGTGCCTCGCGTGCAGCGACTACGCCACAGTAGGGCGCAAGTCCGGAAAGATTCGGATGGTCACACTGCCTGTGCTGCCAAGCGCGGTGGCGTCATGACGTCCGCGACAAGGCAAGAAATCAGGAAGGCACACCTCGCTACGGACAGCGGCAATCGCTCGCGCTGTCGATATTCCTCGCGTCCGAGCCGACGCGTGCGGTTGGTTTCCTCGGAAGAATTCCGCGTGTTGCCGGCTGAGCAGCAGTGCTCCGAATGCGCGAAGGCGGTGAAGTCGTGACCGCTACATCCGTAGAAGGGATGTCGCAGATCGCTGCGTTGTTCGTTGAAACGAACGGCCAGTACTTCGGCCTTGATGGCGTCGATACTTGGGACGAGGACCGCGATGCGCGCAAGTACGCCGGCCCCTTCCCTGTCGTCGCTCATCCGCCTTGCCAGCGCTGGGGAAAAATGTGGTTCGGCCAGCCGCTCACCGTCAAGCGAACCGGAGTGCGCAAGATCAAGGGCGACGACGGCGGATGCTTTGCCGCGGCGCTGAATGCCGTGCGCACATGGGGCGGTGTGCTTGAGCATCCGTGGCAGTCGCATGCCTGGCCGCACTTCGGCCTGAACGTTCCCTGGCGCGCCGGTGGCTGGATCGCCGCGGACGTGTACGGCGGCTGGACCTGCTGTGTCGAGCAGGGCCGGTATGGCCACTACGCCCGCAAACCCACGCTGCTTTACGCAGTCGGCTGCACGCTGCCGGAGCTCGACTGGGGCATCGGCACATCGCGCCTTGATCCCGCGGTGATCGCTCGCATGGGGCTCAAACGCGCAAAGAAGCTGGGCGAAGTCGGCTCACGTGGTGGTGGCACCGACAGCACGCCGCGCATCCACACGCCCGTTCCGTTCCGCGACCTGCTGCTGTCGATCGCACGCAGCGCGAGGCCGATTGCCCAGGAGCGTGCAGCGTGAACAGACATCTGGCGGATGATCAGGGAGTCCAGCGATGAATGCCGCCCCTTCAATCAACCTCGCGCGTATGGCGTGGAAGCTTGCGCAGATTCGCGCGTTCGGCAGCAACCTCTTCCTCTTTCGACCCGTCGAGAGAAATTTGGTTGAGCCAGGTCCGACCGGGACTCCAGCCAGCCTCGAGTATTACCAGATACTGCGACGTCTCGAAGATGGGGAGGCACCATGAACGCAGCTCTGAAGCCACTGCTCACCTCGCGTACCGAGTACATCGGCTTTCGGCTGGTGAGCGGCGACAACTACGAGGAGTGGGTCGCGCTGAACGTGGACGCGATCGCGAACAACTTTTTCCTTGGCGGCGGTACCGATCTCGACAAGCTCGCGGCCTTCTGCGCGAGCGAGTGGGAGAAGGAACGAGACCGCCGTGATGACTACGCCAACTTCCTGAAGGTGTACTGAAATGCACTTCCGAACCGCTCGACACATGTGGACACCCACCAGCAAGGTCGTACCTATCCGCCCCGTCGACCAGGTAAACGAGGACACGGCCGGCCAGATGCTTGGCCAGTTGAACGAACGCGAGCTCGATGAGCACGTTCAGCTTCTCGACGCGGATCACAAGATCAAGCGCGCAGCCTACACGGCCGTCGCTACCGCACTGGCGCGAGCGCTCAACGAGCAGGTGAAGCGTCGTGGCTGAGTCAGTGGCTGACGAGGTTGTTCCGCCTCTGCACTTTGGGCCCGTCTATGGCGATCGGCTCGTACCGCGTGGCGATTCTCTAGCCGCGTGCAGGCCCGGTCCGCACAAGCCGGCCAGCATGACGACGCACAAGCCTTGGGTGACATGCGAGGCCTGCAAGCAGAGCGAGGCGTACCGCAATGGCTGAGTCACTCCCCAATGACCTTCGCCTCGCGCTCGACGGTCCGAAAGGCTCTCTCGACGCGTACTTGGAGATCGCCGATGAAGCTCAGGTTCGGCGCGACATCCGGGACCTGATCGGCGACACCACACGCGAGCGTCGCCTGTTCGCCGCGATGGCGATGCAGGGCTTGATCCCGACGCTGCCAACAATCAAATCTAACAATGGCGCGCCAGTCACAGAGGCCGTCATCGCGGAGCAAGCGGTGGTTTTCGCCGATGCACTGCTCTCCGCACTCCTTGTTCCGGAGGAAAAGAAGTGATCGCTCGTGCACAGCCGGCCGATGTCTACAACGCGAAGTGGATTGCGCGTGTGAAGGCGCGTTGCGTGGTCGACGCGAACGGCTGCTGGCTCTGGCAGGGCTTTCGCAATCACAAAGGCTACGGTTACACGACGTTCCGCAGCCGGCCGGTGGCATGCCATCGGCAGATGCTGAAGCTGACTATGTCGGTTGCACTGAAGACCGAGGAGTTTGCCTGCCATCGCTGCGATGTCCGTAACTGCTGCAATCCTGAGCATCTGTTCGTCGGATCAACGTCTGAGAATCAGCAGGACTCGATAGCGAAGCGCCGACAGCGGAACACGAAGAAAACGCACTGCTGGCGCGGCCATCCGCTCTCGGGCGACAACGTCAACATCGTGCCGGCAGGTCGGCAGTGCAAAGCCTGTTGCGTCGGCAATCATCGCGTTCGCGTTGGCTGGCCGGAGGATCTCGCCTATTCGCTGCCGCCGCGCGCGAAGCTTCCGCCTGGCGTGAAGCGCCTGAAATACAAGCTGCGGCACGGGCGCAAGGAACATCACCGTGAAGTAATTGGGGAGTTCACATGAACGACCGATCAGTGGCCTCAAAGGACCAAGTACCGGAGTTGCCAGCGGAGCTTCGGCGCGCGGCCAAGATCAGCACCAGCGGGTATTGGGCCGGCGTGCTGCTCACGGCAGCAGATGAGATCGAAGCAGCCCGACGACGCGAAGGCGAGACGACAGAGTTCAGGCTCCTGCCGATTGAGCGCGATGAGCTGATTCGCTGGCACCGGATGTGCGCTCAGGTCTCCGAGCAGACCGACGATTTCGCCGGGGCGCGCCGGCACCGCGAACGGCTCACGGAGCTGACACCGCCATCTCCGAAAACAACACCAGCTCTACCCGACCGGATCATGAAGGAGCCGCAGTAATGGACGACCTCGAAGTCCTCGCCTTTCAGCTCGCCCTAATCGTGGGCGCGTTCTGCCTGGGCGCGGTACTTGGTGCGCGTGATCGCCGCCGCCTGCCGCCGCCAGATCCAAAAACGAATCGCAACTTCGGAGAATCCTCGTGAACGCAGTAGTGCAGCAGGAAATCCCGGGCCTGCCGGTAGTGAACATCACGCCGATGCAGCTGGTCGAGCGGGCCATGATGGCGGGCAACCTCGAGCTGGTCGAGAAGTTCATGGCGCTTCAGGAGCGCTGGGAAGCTCGCCAAGCGCGCAAGGCCTTCGATGCCGCGATAGCGGCGGCGAAAGCCGAGATCAAGCCGATCCTGAAAAAGCAGGAAGTGGACTTTCCCGCGAAGAACGGCGGCAGCCGTACGAACTACAAGTACGAGGGATTCTCCGACATCGCGGAGCACGTGGACCCGATCCTGGCGAAGCACGGTCTCTCGTATCGGCACCGCCCGAAGCAGGAAGGGAAGATCCTGACGATCACCTGCATCCTTTCGCATCGCGATGGCTGTTCCGAAGAAACGAGCCTCTTCGCCGGCAACGACGAGAGCGGCAACAAGAACTCCATCCAGAGCATCGGGAGCACGGCCACCTACCTTCAGCGCTACACGCTGAAGTTGGCCCTTGGCCTGGCTGCGGCGAAGGACGATGACGGTAAGGGCGCAGACGCTGAGGAGAATGAGCCCACCCTGACCGAGGACGAGATCGCGAACCTCGAAGCGCTCATCACCGAGGTGGGCGCGGACAAGGCGAAGTTCCTCGCTTACCTGAAGGTTGAATCGCTCAACGTCATCTGGCGCAAGAAATACAAGGACGTTGTGCGACTGCTGGAGGACAAGCGCAAATGATCGAGATCTTCAATTTCGAGCAGGGGTCGCCTGAGTGGATCGCATGCCGTCTTGGCATCCCCACGGCGAGCAAGTTCGGAACGATCCTCGCGAAGGGCCGGGACGGTGGCGCCTCAAAGACGCGCAAGGAGTATCTGTTCAAGCTCCTGGGCGAACGCGTAACCGGCGAGCAGATGTACAACTATCAGAACGACCACATGGAACGCGGCAAGGAGATGGAAGACGAGGCTCGCAACTACTACGCGTTCATGACGGACGCCGAACCGCAGCGCGTGGGGTTCATCAAGAACTTCGGCGCTGGCTGTAGCCCCGACTCGCTCGTCGGCAACGACGGCATGCTGGAGATCAAAACGAAGCTTCCGCATATCCAGTGCGAACTGCTGGTGACTGGAGTGTTCCCGTCTGAGCACATCCCGCAGCTTCAAGGGCAGCTCTGGATCGCGGAGCGCGAGTGGGTCGACTTCGAATCGTACTGGCCAAAAACTCGACCATTCATCAAGCGGGTCTATCGCGATGAGCCCTATATCCTCGATCTGGCGAAGGCGGTCGACATCTTCATGAACGAGCTCGCCACGATGGAAGGCGTGCTGGAGGATCAGAAGATGCATCAACTGCTGCGAGCCTCCATCAAAGCGGCGCGCGCCGAGGCTGCCACGTGAATCGTCCCGCCCCCACGCCGATTGCCTGCCCGAAGCGGAAGTGCGCCCGTTGTCGGCTCTATCGATCCCCGTCCCATGGTAGCCGGCGTCCCGGCGGGAGTCGGCGTGGGGATTCGGGGTTCATCTGCGCCGAGTGCACCGGCAAGAGGAGCGCAGCGTAATGGCCGAAATCTTCCTCAAGCGCACGCTCTCCGGCTGGGTGCCTGACGACCCCGAGAGCTATGGCGCCTGGCAGCGGCAGAAGGTCGGCAAGGTCTACCGCGCCGAAGTGAAGGAGCCGCGCAACTACAAGGCTCACTGCCTTTTCATGGTGCTGCTGAACGAGGTCACATTCCCAAATCAGAGCACTTTCGTCAGCGCGCGAGCATTTCGGCGCGCTGTGGCCCTCGCCGCCGGACATACCGAGGAGTTCATGACGCTGGAGGGGGAAGTGCAGCGGATACCCCTCCCTTTCGATTACGAGCACCTTCCTGACGAATCCGACTTCACGAAGGTGTTCGGCGCGGCGATGACTGTCTGCGCGGCGATACTGGGCACAACCTGCCCGGATCTCGAGCAGGAGGTCGCGCGCTATGCCAATGA